CCTCATTGGGGATACTATGAACCAGGTAGCCTTTCTTTTTCAGCCAGACAACCGCACATTCTTGGAGGACGCCCTCGTCTCGGTGTCTTTTCTTCTTTGCATAGTTCCATCCGTTCGCAATCGTCTTTTGCATCTTCCACCTTCCTTAGTGGGGCACATAGCTTTCCAAAGCTCTCTAGGTATTTCAGCCTTCGCTTCTCTGACATCTGGCTAAAGCTCACTGACTTTGGGTCATTGTAGTATTGAGGTTTGATCATTCCTTAATCATCCTTATAGTTCAAGTGCTTCTTTTATATCAATGTCTGTCCAATGTCGTGCTTGTTTTAAAATGACCTCTTCTTCCTCATTTGGATAGCAAATTCTTAATTTTTGTTTAAATTTTGTGAATAACTGCGTAATTTTTGGATTGCAATTTATCCAATTTTCATCTTTATGAAAAATATTTTTTAATCTTTGACAAATTTCAGCGCCTAAATTTACTCTTTCCTTTATTATCTGTCTTCCATCCATGGACTATTCCCTTAAGTGTCGATAGCTTCTTCTCCAAAGAAAACATCTTTATCTTTTTTTGTTACATAATCTTGATTATATCTAGCTAAAAATAACTCAAAATATTCTTTTATAGATTTTGAGTTATCAATTTCATGAGCCTCTTGCGCCCATTGAAGTAATATTTTATCAACCGGCCTTTTAATAGGCTTTTCTTTCTTTGATGGATCATTCAAATAATAAACTGCATTTTTTATAGTCATATTTAACCTACATTGGCATGATCTGGGTTAAACCAAGGAACAGTGCATCTTGTCTGTTCATCAGATTTATTAATTTTTTTGGTATTTTCTTTATAAACTGGTCGTTGTCTACGCAAAAATAAAGATAATTCAGCATTCCAATCTACTTTTTCTTTTCCTTCTGCTTTTGCTACATCTCTAAAAGTATCAATCAAATCTTGTGGGGTTGTATTACATTTTTCAGAAACTTCTTTAAGCTGTATTTTTCTCTTTTCGTCGAAAACAAAATCATCTGGGAGTGGCACGCGATTTTTGCGTGCAGTGCTTTTCTCTTTAATAGTGTTGCTTTCTACTTTTCCTTTAGGAGAAGTAGCGATCTTGTTTAATGTAGTGTCTATAAGGGTTTCAACGGTTTTTGCATTGTTAGATAGAGGATAATTTTGACCTGTATTTACAGGATAATTTTGACCTGTATTTTTAGAAATAGAGGATAATTTTGACCTGTATTTTTTTGTGGGTAAGCGATTTATTTGTTGATGATAATTGATAAGAAATTCAGCTGGACGGTACTCATTTTTGCGTTTGTCAGAGTATTTTTGTTGCGTTTCGATATAACCTTTTTTTTGAATACTTGATAATAATCGTCTGACATTTCTTTCTACTATATCAAGCTCCATTGCTAATGTTTCTTGCGATACCCAAGTATTAGGATTACTTCCTACCCTGAAAAATAAAGTAAATAATAAACCACGTTCTGTAAGGGTTAATGGTTTGAGTGTTTTTTGTTCACGTAAGAATAAAGCTAAATCTAATGCAATCGACATACAAAAATTCCTTTCAGTAAGGGGTTGACCTGATCCTTGGGCAACGTATAATTGACGTTACGCGAGGTCAGGAACGACCGAATTGTTAAAGCCCAGAGCCGTTATCAGCGACTCTGGGGTTCTCTTAAACCTTCCTTATATTACCACTCCCATAATGATTCGCTAGCCAATAATCTTTTTAAGATTCACCACAAAAATAGTAATAAACAACGAAAATACTAAGAACTATAGCAAATATGGGAAATACCTGTCCTATGTAGATCATTGCCGCTAATGTCACAATTAAATTCATTTTTTTCACTCCTCTCTATTGATAGTTTATAATAATTTGGTATAATCGTACCATAATAAATTAGGGATTACAAAATGAACGATATCAAAGCCCTCAACATACGACTACCAAAAGAATTATGGTCTTTTGCCAAGAAAAAAGGCACTGACAGAGAAATGTCTATGAACCAGATAATTATTGAACTATTAAATAAATATAAAAAAAAGTGTGAAAATAAGTTGACAGATTGTGATACCGAGGTATAATGGCACCATAGAGTGTTGATGCATACGTAACATTGTTAACATACATAACATATGGAAGGAGTTGCAGCGTGGCTAAAGATACAAAAAATATTAATGTTGAAGTGAGCTTAGATACTTGGAAGAAGTTGAGCATCATGTCCATACAAAAAGGTATTCACTTAAAATATTTAGTTAGCGATATACTGGACAAAGTTAAGCAGACAAAACAATCAGAGACCGAGGAGCTGTCATGACCAAGTCGTTCAACACAGTCGAATATATAAACGAAGCAATAGAAGCTGGCTTTTCGAGAAAGCAAGCAGAGTTTCAAGCAACAGTGATGGACAGATTGATCACAGATGAACTGGTGACTAAATCATTTTTACATAGCGAGTTAGAAAAGTTTGAGTACAGATTGTTGGTTAAGCTTGGTAGTTTGATGTTAGCAGGTTTAACAGTATTAGGGTTTGTGATGAAGTTTTGAGGTTTTAGGGAGTTGGGTGGTAGTTAGAGCTACCACCCAGCAATAGCAGAAAATTAAACTTAGTGGAGTAACTTTATGCATTTGAGAACTATACACAATGTTGCAAATGATTTGCAATACAAAGCTGTCAAAAACATCGCCAAGGATCGGATGATGACTGTTCAAACGATTTGGGAAGCACAAAGTCGTATATCAGAAAAAGCATTATATGCTAGCGTCCAACAATTAATCGCAGACAACGCCAAAGAAGTAGACGGTACATACGTTTGTACCGTTGATGATTTATCTCCTATTGATCAAAAACATTTACTGAATGCTTACCTTTGTTGGGCTGAAGGTGAATATGGCATAGAGATATGTGAAGACATTAACAAAAAGCCAATCTTGTTTTACTCCTACTTAGAAGACTATAAAAAAAGAATTAACCGTTATTTAGCAGACTATTGCGATGATGTTTATTGCGATCACCAATGGGAAAGTGGTCTTCGGTCACACAAAGATTCGCAAACCGGCGAACGGTTGTGGAGACGATAACATGGCCATGGACTATTGTTTTGAATGTGAATCACATGTTGATTTAGACCACGACTTACACGAGGAATGCTCCATGATGGCTAAAAGGTTTAGTGATATTAGAAAAGATATCAACACAGGAAAGCTTGCAGAAGTTTTAATAGGAACGTGTGTGGTGAGTGTGTTGATTTACTGTAGTTTAATTTTGATAACGAATTAGGTGATCTATGCTAGATGATTTTGAAGAAAAAGATTGTTATTACTGCGGTGATATTGTTTTTATAGATCCAAACAATGAAGACAAGAAAGGTAATAATTGTTATTACGGTGATGACAGTGTAGGTCAACAAATTATTACATGTCCAAAACATTATAGAGATTAAGAGGTGATGTATGGCTTTACGCGCTAAAAAACCGGTGCTACAAGAAACAAGATTTAAAACGGTGGTGTATTCTAATCGTGGTGTAGGTAAGACCCATTTATGTTGTTCGTTTCCTAACACATATTTCATTGATACTGAAGGATTAGAATCTCATCCACATTTTGTTGAGATGCTGATAAAAAACAATAGTGATCTTACAAGAATTAATGAATTATCAGAAATAATTTCTGAAGTAAAAACACTGTTGTCAACAAAGCATAACTACAAAACTTTAGTGATAGACTCCATAACTTTTCCATTTCATTTACTTTCTAATATGGAAGCAGAAAGACTTTCTAAAAAAGGAAGAGGAGATTCAGAGGGAACAGAATTTGGAGCAAATAAAGCAAAAGCTGTGAGACAAGTATTTGAGTTAGGAATGTTATTAACACGGCTAGATATGAATGTGATAGTAACCTGTCATGAAAAAACAAAATATGCTGATGGAAAAGAACTAGGTAAAATGTCGGATGTTAGCGATAAGATTGAATATGCTCTAGGAAGTGTTCTCAATCTTAGATTGGCTGGAGACAAAATAAAGGCTTTCATCGAGAAATCCAGATATCCTGAAATGCCACGCAATCAATTTATTGATTTTGATAATGGTTATGAGATACTTTGCGACAAGCTAGGTAAGTCTGTGTTTACCAAGGAATCTACAGCAGAATCCTTAGCTACAAAGGATCAGTTAGATGAAGCTAAACGGTTAATAAAAATATTATCTGTTCCTGAAGAATGGTTAACTAAAAAGATTGTATCTTATAGAGCAGTCTCATTAGACCAGCTATCAGAAAAAGATATGCAAGAGTTAATTAATTTAATGCTAAGTCGTCTTAATGAAAAGGAATCCAACTAATGCGCTTTCAACCAAAAACAGATGAAGAAATCCAATCCATGTCATTAATCCCTGAAGGAAGATATCAATTCCAAGTGTCAGACGCTACCAATGAAATATCAAAAACATCTGGCAATGAAATGATTAAGTTAAAATTGATTGTTTGGGATCAAGAGGCGCACGAAAGAATTGTTTTTGATTATCTTTTAGAGTCCATGGCTCACAAGTTAAAACATTTCTGTCAAGCTGTTGGTCTGATTGATGATTATGAATCAGGTATTTTAGACAATATGAAATGTATTGGAAAATCAGGAACGCTTGATCTAATCATTCAGAAAGGAAAGATAAATCCAAGTGGTGGTGTATACCCTGACAAGAATGTCGTAAAAGATTATGTTGTCGTGGATAAAGTACCAGAAGATGCAAAGACTATGAAAGCTGATCCTACATTGAATGATGATCTTCCTTTCTAATTCCTAACTTAGAGATCTGACTAATGAAAATAAATGATTTAGAAAATTACGGAAGCGCAAGATATACAGAAAATATACCGAATTGGTTTGGTAATTTAGAATTTGTTAGCGGAACGATTGAAAATGATTATCAAGGATCAGTGGAACTAGTTGGAACTAATGGAGAAAAATACTACAGTCTTTCATATAGCTATGGCTCTTGCAGTGGATGTGATGCTTGGGAAAGTGAAAATTTATCCTCTGAACAAATCGAAAAAGAAATATCAGATTTAATTGTAGAGTATTCAAAAGAAGAATACGAAAAACTTCTTGAAAGATTAAAGGAAAATAAATGAAAAAAATAATATTACTACTAGCACTATCACTCGCGTTGACAGGCTGCAAAGAATAATGGCAATCATGGTCGAGTGGCTCTGATGCAAGCTCTGGGTGCACCTACACTTGAGACGGTGGTTCGAGTCCACCTGATTGCCACCAAATAAAGAATGCGGAGACTAACGTTGCCGCTCCGAAAGATAGAAAGCAAGTAGCTACTATCAATCTGACAGGGGTGAAAGAACCCCAAAGAATAAATTGTTACCGCTCAGTAACTTTACGAATGTTTTTGTACATTTAATGATGTTTTGATACCGAGCGGTAATTTTAAAGAATAATGGCCGACGAGAAAAATATGGAAAAAAATAAATTTTATAGCAATGGTATATTAAATGAAAATGGTTGCCTTGAATGGAAACGATATATCAATAAACATGGATATGGCTATATATTTGTAAAAGGCAAATCTTGGTCAATTCATAGATATTCTTATTTTTTAACTTATGGAAAAATTCCAAAAGAAAAATGGATTTTGCATAAATGCGATAACAGAAAATGTATAAATCCAAATCATTTATATCTTGGCGATAATGCTCAAAATGTGAAAGATAGAGTAAGTAAAAATAGATCTGCCATTGCTGAAAAAAATAAAGCCTCAAAACTAACAATTGAACAAGTTAAAAATATTAAAATATTATTAAGAGACGGAGTTCCAGGATTGAGACTAGCAAAACAGTACAAAATGTCACAAGCAACAATTGCCGAAATAAAAAGAAATGAAATTTGGAAACATGTAATATTAGACTGAAAATAGGCCGCCAAATTGAGTTATTAGGAGAAACCTAATAAGTGAAATTTAAGAAATTTACAGTCAAGACTTGTATAATTTGTGGAAAAAGAATGACTTACGCATTAAATCTTAGTAATCACTAT